GTATAAGATATTTGATTGGAACTGTGCTTATTGCAATAAAGAGATTCAATCTCGAATAGATACATACATTCCAAGTAATTTTACTTGTGAAAAATGTTTTAAATACTACCTTAAAGGTAACGAAAAAATAGACCAACGAGTTATTGAATCTTCATTAGCTTTTACTGAAAAATGTAAGAGAATGATGATAGATAATCAGAAATCATTCATAAAATATATACGCAAAAATGAAAAACCGTCTCGCATACTTTAACGAATTTGTAATTAATGAGGCTACAAAATCAACACCTAAAAATCCTGTTAAGGTTGTACTCCTTTCAAATATCAGTGAGGAATCATATACCGTTCCTGCAGTTGAGAAAGAATGTAAAAAACGTGGAATTGAATTCCGTATCATTGACGTTAACACATGTTCGTTAACTAAAAGTACTGATGGAGATTATTTTACTATCGTTGATAAAACCAAGAAACCCTTTAAAATTGATTCCGAAGATACTGCGATTTTAACTCGTAGAGGAATCGTTAGAAATACTTATACTCGAGATATTGTATCTCAATTAGAAGACAATAACTTTTTTGTAGTAAACACACTAAGTTCAGTTTTAGCATGCGAAAACAAATACGTTACTTCGAAAATGCTTATGGATGCTGGTCTTCCAGTTCCTAAAATGGCAATGGTCGATGGAGAAGATTCTATCGAACCGGCAGTTGAACAAATCGGCGGACAATTTCCTGTAATTCTTAAAATGCTTTCTGGTTCTCAAGGAATTGGAGTTTCTATTATAGATTCATTGGCATCTCTTAAATCAGTATTACAAACTTTATGGAAAGTAGATCCAACTGTAGAAACTCTTATACAAGAAAAAATCGAATCAGAATATGACTTACGTATTCACGTTTTAACTAAACGTTTCAATTCGCCTAAACCAGAAGATACTGACTCGGTACTTTTAGGTTATATGAGAAGAAACAAAGTCGATAAAGACTTTAGAACTAACTATTCATTAGGTGGTTCTGTTGAAAAAACTAAATTAACACCAGAACAAGAAAGAATTGCAATCGAATCGGCTAAGGCAGTAGGTTGTAATTGGTGTGGAGTTGATATTATCGTTGATGAGAAAACAGGTAAAAACTATGTACTGGAAGTTAACTCATCTCCAGGTACACAAGGATTAAAAAAAGCTACTGGTGTAGATGTTATTAAAGACATCATCGATTTTCTATCAGATAGACAAAATTGGATTCGTTCTCGTAGAGTTATTGGATTTAGAGAAGTAATTACAATTCCTGGAATTGGTGATGTTGTTGCTAAATTTGATACTGGAAACGGTTCACTTTCATGTTCTATGACTTATGATAAAATGAAAATTAGCGAAGATGGTAAACAGTGTAATTGGGAATTGAACGGCAAAAAATACGTACATCAGATAATTGGAATTTCTAACGCAGAAGTTGGTAACGATATAGATGAAAGGCCTATAATTGAAATGGATATTGCATTTGCAGGTAAAACTTACAAAGAGGTTCAGGTTTCATTAGTTAATAGAACAGATAAATCTACTAAATTTTTAGTTAATCGTAAATTTATGGAAAGAATTGGTTGTTCAGTATCGCCATATAAAACTTTCGTAGTAACTTCATTTGATGGTGAATATCATCCAGGTGAAGCTAAAGGAAGTGCACATGCTGGAATAACATTTGAAAATAAGAAAACAAAGAAATAATGAGTAAACTACCTACATACGAAGAATTCTTAAATGAATCTACATTTTTAGATAAAGGTGGAGAATATTGGAATGTATATATTGCTAATAAAGACACTGAAGTTAAAAATATCAGAGGAACTAGAAAAGTAAAAGTATCAGTTGGAACTATCATAAGTTCTAAAGGAGGTGGATATTGGTCGAACATCGATAAAAGCGTAGAAACTGGAATTGAATCACTAGAAGGTAATCCAGATTTTGATGTCGTTAACGATTCAACCTGGCCTAAAACTCTTGAGCTAACAAAGGAAATAGAAAATTGGGCAAGAGAAACGATAAAACTTATGCAAAGACATCCTAAAGAAGCTCAGGCAGTTATCAATCATCGATCAATAGTTATTGAAAATATTAGAAAATTATTGAAGTAAATGGAACACTTACCTACATTCAGTGAATTTGTAAACGAAAAGGCTGAAAACTATATGACAATTGGAAATCTTAAAACCATCAAAAGAAATGTTGAAATTCTTTTAGCTATGGATCCTATTAAAATGGACGAAATCTTAAAGAATGGACATGATTGGGCAGAAGACCACATCTCAGTAGCAAACGAAAACTTAGACCAAGTAACAAAATTCTTTACTAACGAACAATAAATTGTTAATAACTTTTTGAAAATAATTAATCCGACATTTCCTAGTGTCGGATTTTTTGCTTATATTTACATAACTAATTAAAACTACACATTATGTCAAATCAAAATTCATTATTCACGTCAGTTAAAACATTTTTAAACGAACGTAACGGTCAACAATTTAAGGTATCAGATTTAATCGAACATACCACTGGTATCGAAAATGTTACTAATTGGAAGAGATGGAACAATAATCCTGGATATCGTACTCGTCAATATCTATCAAATTTACGAAGATTAGAATTTATCAAAAACGTTAAATATGGAGTTTGGGAAGTAATCAAACCAATACCATCAGATTTCAATTCAACTTCTATGAATATTGCTCTTAACTACATATACTAAGTATTATGAAAGGATTTAACGAACCTAAAAATTGGAATTTTTACATTACAATAAACAACGTAGAAACACTTATTGCTACTAAGTATTGCAAATGTCCTTCACTTACTAAGATTTGGAAAGAACTTGAATATAGGCTTTCGTATGAATCCGAAGTTAAAAGCATAAAATGGTGTCTATAAATTGTTAATAACTTTATTGAAATAAATTTCCTTGTTTCTAATTATTTGATTAAATTTACATATCTAATTAAAACTACACATTATGATGACAGAATCACAAATCCACGAACAAAAAGAACTTGAATCTAAATTAGCTCATAACTATGAGTTGTCTCATCGAGAGAATATGCTTCTCTTATATTCGGATTTCCATAAAGATGCTTATGGTTTCCGTCCTCGTACTATTAATGTACATGCATTAACCACTGAGGAGTTAGAGGCTGATTTTGATCGTTTCGAACAGGTTTGTGCTGATAATCGTGAAGAGGAATTGGCTGCTGAATTTGAAGCTGATAAAGCCTTCCAAACCCTTATTACTAATACTATCCAAATGGGTGCTAATGATGAGATTACTGCCTTACGTTGGATCGCTGAAGGAGCGGTAGAACAATACGGTTATGATTATGAGCACTTTCTTTGGAATCAAGGTATTTTGTACTCAGCTTACGGTAAGAGAATTGCCCAGAAAATTGCTCCTATATGGGGTAAAGCATTGTTCCAATATGAAAAGGCTGCATAAAACTTTAACAGATTTTTAACATTTAAAGTTTTTTAGTTTCCGCAATATTGATTATATTTACATATCTAATTAAAACAAAGAACTATGAAAATCACCATCAACATCTTTCCGGCCTTAGGTTCATTAATCGCGTTTTGGGTTACATATTCCTTATTAACTGGAACCGCTCAAAAATACATACCGTTCGCTGGTACCCTTAATGAACTTGCAACTGCAATGTGCACTACTTTGATAGGTGCTTTCTTATTATTTTGCTCATTTGAAAAAATTAACAAATAATGAGACCGGTAAGATTACAAGTAAGAGCACGAAGAGTAAAGAGAAAAATTGTAAAATTATTAACGGTTTCTAATAATGAATTAACCGAAGATAAACAAATTGATTGTTTGCGGATCGTCAATAAATTGATTTGTGAACCTAATACTGCTTTACGTTATATCTTCGACAAGAAAAAATACACGGTAGAAACTTCAAAATACTATGTTCAAATTTTCGACAAATTCATTATTCTTCAAAATGGTAAATTTTCCTATCATGTAGATTTACCAGAGAAAAAAGTGGACGAAGTCAAAGCTCTTTTCAATAGAGTAATTGAAAAAAGAGATAGAATCTCTCAACAAAAATACAATGATCGAACTGCTAGAAATCTTAAGGAAGTTTTACAAGAGCTGAACTCATAAATTTGTTAATACCTTTTAGGATTACTATCATATAATAACTCTAAACTATTTATATGAATCCTAAAAAAGCTCTATGGACCGAAAGATATCGTCCATCCACATTAGATGAATTGATATTACCTGAAAGAATTGCAACCAAACTTAGAAATGGTTTGTATATGAATTTCTTATTTCATAGTTCTCCAGGCACAGGTAAAACATCGACTGCAAAAGCTATTTCAAAAGATAATCCAACTATGTACATCAACTGTTCAGTTGAAACCGGTGTAGATACTGTTCGTACAAAAATATCTGAATTCTGTTCTACGTTATCTGTTATTGATGGCGAAAGAAAATTAAAAGTGGTTATATTAGATGAGTTCGATGGTGTCTCTGATGCATACATGAAAGCTTTACGTGGCACAATTGAACAATTTGAAAAAACTGCTCGTTTTATTGCTACCTGCAATTACATCAATAAAATTCCAGACAACATTCAATCTCGTTTTGAATGCTTTAATTTTGATTTCTCCGAAGAGGAAGAAGCTGAAATTGAAAAGAAATACTATAAGCGAGTTTACGATATCATCAAAACCGAAGGTATGGATATTGAGAAAGAAGCTTTAGTTGAATTAGTTAAGCGTAAGTTTCCAGATTTGCGTTCAATTATCAATATCTTACAAGGTTATCATGCTGAAGGCAAAACTAAAATTACTGCCGAAGATGTCAAAAAATTCCACGGAGTTTTCAAAGACCTTTACGAACACATCTTCAATCCTTCAAATGATGAAGTTAAAAACTATCAATACTTAGTTTCTAATTACTCATCAAAAGTCGATGATGTGGTTCAATCTTTAGGTACAGATTTCATCGAATACATTCAATTAGAACGTCCTCAATTAATGAGAAAAGCCGGTGAAATATGTTATGAAGTTAATCGACATTCATATGAACTTCGATTTGTTATCGATCCGGTAATTTGTATGCTTTCATTAGTTTATAAAATTCAGCATATAGTTCGTTCGTAAGATAGATATAAGAAAAGAAACATATGCCTACAAGTAGTCAACAAGTATATTTAATAAATGGAATCCTAGTAGATTTTTTTGGAAATCCGGTATACTTACCATCATCAGAAGGACCTACTGGTCCGCAAGGAGCAACCGGTATAAATGGATTACCTGGAATTACTGGACCTACTGGATCCACTGCAGCAACATCAAAATTTATTAAGGAATGGATTTCTGCAGGAAATCAAAGACTTATAATCGAAGCGGCAGAAATATCTCTATATACTCCAGGATTTTTAATCGGTAGAAGGATGGCTCCTTCCTTAGCGGATGTTCAAATTCAATTATGGAGAGTTAATTCCGCGTTCATAGATCCTGAAACCGAAGAAAATACTTCGATCTTCTGGGAATTAATTAGACCTACTGATTATATTGTAAACATAAATGGAGATACTGGAGCTATTTATATTGACTTAACCTATCGTTTAGTAAACTCTACACGAACTAGAGCAGTTGTTATTTGTTAATAACTTTCCATTAAAACATTTTTATATAACACTTAATTTTGTTATATTTGTATAACACATTAAACAAAATCATTATGACAGGTAAATATACCTTGGAATTCGATGCCAATTTTTGGCTTCATAAAACTTTTCATATCGGTCAAAAAATTAAACAAGGAAAACCTTTTAATTTTATTGACGAACCTGAAGAAGATAAAAATCTATTGCTATGGAAATTAGCTGTCGATTTTGCTGCCGAAATAAAACGTTTCGAAGGAATTACTCATCGAATCGTATATACCGTCGATTCAAGCTCATGGCGTAAATCTTATCATCCAGCTGCCGAATACAAAGCAAATCGCATCAAAACCAATGAAATCAATTGGTCTATGATTTATGAAGTTCACGATGAATTTGCTAAAGCACTTGAAAAACTAGGTGTTATTATTTCTCGAGTTAAAGGTGCCGAAGCCGATGATTTAATATTTGCTTGGTCTTCTTACTTAAATCAAAATGGTCAAAATGCTTTAATTATCTCAGGCGATAATGATTTACTTCAATTAGTAAATAAGGACAATTCATCAGGTGCAAATACTGTTTATTACAATAAATTCGACAAAGACCTTCATGTTTTTCCAGGATTTAAACAATGGATTGAAGTCGAAGAAATGCCTACCGATATCTTTAACTTACCTAAGGATATTGTATCAAATGCAAAATCTCACCTTAAGGATATTGTACGCTTAAATAAAATGAAATTAGACGAAGTCAATGTCAATGAATTTGTCTTTAGAAAAATCTTAGTAGGCGATTCAGGCGATAACGTTCCACCATTACACACTACAATTAAAACTGATAAATCTGGTAAAGAACGCACATTCAAAGTAACTGATACTCATGCTGCTGCAATTATGTCCGAATTTAAAGATGATAAAATTTACATCAATCAATCACATTTCTTTAACGAAGAATATATCGACCAAATCGTTTCAATTGCTCAACGAGTAATTAAAATCGACAAACCATTAGCCGAAATCAAAGAACGTTGGTTATTGAATCGAGATTTAATGATGCTACATAAACGTTGCATTCCGGAAAAGGTTATTAGCGATATGTTCGAACACATCGAATCTATTCCATTAAGTTCGTTTTCTGCAATGGCTTTACATTCGCTTATGAGCAAAGATAAAATTCTTGAAGGTACCACATACACAAAAGAAAAAGCCGAATCATTTAATGAATCTGGAATTTTCCGTTCGGCAATGCCAAAAGCCGATCCAATGGTAAATAAGGATGTAGTAATAACTTCAACTCCGGCAGGTGATGGATTCAATCCATCATTTTGGGAAGACCTAATGAAATAATATGTCACACTATAAACATGCAAATATAAAGAATCTCCCTAGCAACCCTAAGGAGATTTTTGATTATGCACTGAGTAAATCTTTTGACTTTTGGGTTGATGAGAAAGGAACTGCAAAGCATCCTTCGGTTTGGCAAAGACAACCAAGTGACTTAACCTACGAAGAAGCATATAATATTATAGAAGCAAACAAACCTCATTGGGTAGTTTCCTTTCGAAATGCTTCTTATGTGAGCAGAGAAGATGATTATTGGGAATTTGGTGGCTGTAATATAGGTGAAAATGCCTATGGTGAAGTTTTCATTTGGATAAAAGTTACCATTGAAGAAGCCTTAAAAATATTTGAAAAATTTAATTTAGAAGTAAATGAATACTAAAACTGAACTTGATATTTTATTTGAAGAAGCATATAAAGATTATGTGATTGAATGGAATTTAGAAAATCCACCCTTTGGAGGACCATACCTAATGCGAATGCTTTCCGAGAGTGAATTCGCTTATATGTGCAAAATACAACCGGAATATTTTGGTAAGAAGCACAATGTTATTTTAGGAAAACAAGCAATGACATGGGAAGAGCAAGTTCAATGGGTTATGAGAAATACCGATGTTGAATTAGAAAATCTTTATATTGTAGAAGAGATTGCTAAAGAAACTACACCAAAAAACTTCTATACGCTCACATATAAAGACAAAACTGCAATCTATCGATATGAATAACATTACATACTCAATAACCATTCCAGAATTAATCAAACGTCCTATCATCCGAGAAGATTTTGATGAGGAATGGATGAACAAAATGACAGACTTAGAAATCTCACAGTGGGATAAAGAAGTTTATGCCATCATCGAGTCTGAAGGGATTACAGGTTTTCCTGCAATAAATGCAGCTTATCTAAGTAAACGTATTGATAGAAGCGTTTTTTATAAATTATTTAAAGTATAAGATGGAAGATAATAAAACACTCATCATTCGGAAGTTTGAAGAACTAAAAGGTCAATTCGTTATTAATGGTTGTTGGGAAATTCAAAGATTAGTAGCAGTTGGTGAAGATGATATGGATTACTATTGGATTACTTACGACGGTAGAAAATTCAAATGGAATACCTGTGTTGGTCCAATTATGCCACTCAAAGGTTATTTACGAAACGAAGATTATAATGAGCTTGTTAGATTGGCATATCTCAATCATTACGATTTAATTGATCGATGGACTAACTCTAATTTGCTCGAAGAAGCAAAAAAACATTGTATACTACATAAAAACGAATTATTAAAACTACCGGAAAATCATAGGTTCTTAACCGATGTTTGCTGGGAATTAACAAAAATAGAACAATGAATTACGTAAATTTAGCAATTATAGTTGGCATCTATATTTTAGGATATGTTTCGATGCTTGGATTTTTAATTACCTTTGGTAAGAAATTTGGATTTGACAAATATGATTCTAACAGAATTCGAGGCTATTCCGATTACGATGATTATGATAGCAATGCAGAAGCCTATATTTCGTGGTCTTTTGCTTGGCCTATTTACATTCCTTTTCATATAATCTATTTCTCATATACTAGTCTCGTAAATAAAATAAAAAAATACACAAATTAATATGGAAGACTTTGCAAAAACCCGAGCAGGAAAAAAGTTCTTAGAAATGGACATTCCTAAATTAGCCGATGCGCTAGAAAGACTAGCCGAAGCTATGACTGAATCTAATAAAATCGAAGAAAAGAAATTAGTATTAGAACAAAAAAGATTCTTAAACGAAAAACGAAATTCAAATGCTAAAAATACTGAATCTCTTCAAGAAAACTGGTCGAACAAATAGTTGCACTTTATGCAATGGTAAAACTTGTAGTGAAAAATGTTTGCCAGAAGTAATTGATGAAATCGAAACTGAAAGAAATTTCTATTTGTCGCCTGAACAAAATGCTAAGTTTGTTGCTTGGCAAAGAACTAAAAAACTAAAATATATCGGTGCTATAGGTGGTCATTTTTCAGTAGAATTTATGGTTACCGGAATTGGTGAATTTGTTGTAGCTAAATGCGCTGATGGAACTGAATTAAATTTAACAGAATACGATAAACTTTAAAAATATGCCAGAATTACCAGAAGTAGCAAGAACTGCATTATCATTAAATAGCGCAATTCAAGGAAAACAATTAAATGAAGTAATAGTTCACTCTGGTCGATATGCTAAGCATGGTAATCCTGTTGGCTTAGACCAATTCCAAGAAGACTTACCTGCAAACGTAGATAAAGTTGAATTTTGCGGTAAACTCATAGTATTTGAATTTACCGGAAAGACTGGCAAGAAATGGTGGGTTTGGAATACTCTAGGAATGTCAGGTGGATGGCGATACCAACATTCAAAGCATGGACATGTCGAATTTAAAACTGCTAATGGATCAGTTTTCTTTACTGATGCTCGTAATTTTGGCACAATGAAATTTGTCGATAGCGAAGTAGAAACTACAAAGAAAAAATCTTCGATAGGACCTAATCATTTAGCCGATGAAATTTCAGACGATTTATTTAAAACTCGTCTAATGAAATATAAAAATAAAACTTTGCCAGAAGTACTAATGAATCAAGGATTGATAGGTGGTATAGGCAATTACATCAAAGCCGAAATTTTATATCGAGCTAAATTATCACCAAACCGAATCGTAGATTCTTTGTCTCTTCAAGATTTTACAAATCTAAATAAAGCAACTAAAGAAGTTGTACAAAGTTCATTTGCTAATCGAGGAGCATCAATCAAAACCTATAAAAGTATGGATGGCGAAGATGGTGATTTTGTATTTTCATTTAAAGTATATGGCAGAGAAACCTGCGAAAATGGATTTGAAGTAGTGAGAGAATTAACTCGAGATGGAAGAACAACTCACTGGGTTCCTCAAATACAAATATAGATAATCTTCATATAATAAACATGGAACTATTCGATTTTATGAAGGTGGTCTTCTCAAACCCTAAGCAATATTCTACAATTAAGAATTCTGAGAAAGAACGTCATTTCTTTATGACTCAAAGATTTATGGCAATCAAACATCCTACTACTGCACAATCGTTAAATCGAAATGGCATCACCGGCTGGGCTGTCGTAGATTTATGGCAAATCGTAGGTTCTCGATTTCAAAGGGTTCCAGGTTGGATATATACTAAAACAAAGAAAGCTCCGACTGAAAAAATATGGAAACCTAATCCAGAAGTTGCAAAGCTATGGATGGAAAGAAATGGACTTGGTGAACGAGAATTAAATCTCGCAATCAAATTCAATCCAGAAGAAATGAAACGTACTTTTACTTTGATCGAAAAACAGATCGATACTAGTGTCAGATAAACTTGATTTTACCGATATTGACGAAATGATTGAACCGCTTATTCTTGAAATTTACCTAAACAGTAACAACTACAAAGATCGTTTACTAATAACCGATCTAAGAAAGAAGGCACATATCGTAAAAATGCATATGATTGATGATTCTGCTTTTTATGTAAAAGCCGAAGAAGTTAGTGATATTCTGTATGAGAAATATCGAAAGGACATTAAGAATTTTCAATCTACACCAGTATCTACTTTCGCTGAATCGGCAAATTCTGTATTTTATATTGAAGCTATTTTAAGAGAATTTGATTCATTAAAGTACTTTAAGGTTAACGTATCAGACAAGAGCATATCCAGAGATACAACGAATTTATTTGAATATAAGGTCATTCATTCTAAAATGGACTTGGCTAATTCAGTTGACGAAGAGTTTTTAGAAATGTGCGTTAGCGTCTTTAAAAAAATAGGAGTCTATCATACCTCTACATTCTATCCACAACCTTACTTAGAAATCCCTGTTAGAGATTTATTTTATAAACTTATCGATTATCGAGAAGAATTTGACAAAGACGACGATGAGTACCTAGACATAGTAGACATCATGATGATGTTTGGAAACAAATTAGAACGAGATAATGCTACTTGCCTGTTAATATTGCAAAAATAAGAGGAACTTTTAGTATAAATAACTAAACAAAAATCTTATTTTCGATATGGCAACAGATCCTAAAATAGAGGAAATCTTAAATTCTCTTAAATTAATTACTGAGAAATTACCAAATGGTGAATTAGAAAGCATCAAACGTGTAATGGATTCCTTTTCTAACACTCAATCCGAGATTAAAGAGGATCTTGAATATTTCAAAAAGAGACTTTTTAATCCTGACGATGGAGTTATTGTTAGAATAAACAAAAACACCGAATCTATTGCTAGATACGAAGAGGATATTGATAAAATCGATACAATAAGTAACCGAGTAGATAATTTAGAAAAATGGCAAGGAGGAGTTAATAAAGCTCTTTGGTTTGTATTTACTTCTATTGCTGGTTTAGTTATCGCTCTTATATTTTCTCTTATTACGGTAAAAACAAAATAATTCTATGCGTTATAGCTACGAGTTTACCTCTAATAACCTTACATATAATGCCGGTGATACTCTGTTAGTAGACTTCACAAATTACTTTCCTTACGTTAAATCTATTGAATCAATTAAGTTTGATTTATCTCCTCTAGAAACTATTGACAATGGTCATGACATTTTTATTAGATGGACTTATGATATTCAACAATTAGATAGAGCAGTAGGAAAGCCTCATGTGGTATGGTCTGCTTGGGAACAAATAACCGAAAACGGAGTTCAAGGAGAATTTTCTAGAAGAATATTTGATAAAATAATTAGACAAACGAATCCTTATACTGAAAGAAATTCAGATTCATTTGACTTACAAGTTAGATTAGTTAGAAGAGGAACTTCGAGTGGAGGTAGACAATTAACTAACATTACTATTGATGTAGTTGATGGTTACATCCCTGAAAATCCGGCAATACCTGTAATAACTAAGAATGGTTGCAAAGCCAATTCATGTCCTACTACCAATTTTGGTTCAGGTGTTACTATTGCATGTGATTCTAATTTATTTAGACCATACGATATGATGGGTCCTGCTATCAAATTATATCACGAAATGGCTTGTTCAGTTTCTGAAATGTTTGGTCATTGTGTTAGGTACTTTAAAACCGAAGCTAAATTAGAATCAGCAGATCCTATACTTAAAGAATATTCGTTGTATACAGTAAATGATGTTAAGGACATCAAAATATTACTCCCGGATAACAATATTCCAGATAATGCAATTAACTTCTTGCCTTATGATATGGATTTTGGCGAGTCTTTAGAAGTTCATATTGTTAGAGAACACTTCCACCGAGCTTTTGGTGATGATAATTTACCTGAACAAAAAGATTACATTTACTTTCCTCTATTAGATAGAATATTTGAAGTTCATTCATGTTACCTATTTAGAGATTTCATGGCCGATCAAGTTTATTACAAATTGAGCTTATATAAATGGCAAGATAAATTGAATGTAATGAGAGACAATCCAGAAATCGATCAATATGTTGATAGCATACATGTTAGTTTAGATGAAGCATTAGATGAAGAGATACAAAAAGAATACATCGAAATCACAAAACCTCAACATTATCAAACAATAGCTATTGGTGGATACGATCATATTAGAAGTCATATCAACGAAAAGTTAATAATCGAAACAAAAGACTTAACTAATTACTTTACGGTAGTTGGTAAATATTTGTATGATATGACGAAAGGAATGACATGGCAAGATATCGCAGTTCAATACAAACAATTAGTTAATAGAGGTGATAATGACAATACTTCGTTTACTATGTGGTTTAAACCTCAACATCTATCAACAAGCTCTAATACTTATGATACTTTGATTGACGGATTTAATTCTACTGAAAGTAAAGGTATTCAAATTAACTTAGATTATACTGGACAATCTGCATCAGGAATAACGGTCAAATCAAATGCTCATATATTAAAATTCGGTAAGAATTTCCCTACATTAAGTAATAACGATTGGTATGGACTTTGTGTTAATCATATGAATGAATTTGGACAGGTTGCAGTTTATATTTGGAAGATGGGTTATGATTCTACAATGCCACCGAAAGGACAACAAAAAACTACTAATCTACAATTGATGTATTCCGAAGTAATTGACATCAATTATAAAGAAGCTATCGATCCAACTAACACACCTTACATATTAAGAGCTGGTACAATATATCAAACAAATATTAGAGTTTGGAAAGAATCTATCGAAGAAGAAAAACAACCTATTATGTTAAATCAATATGTGGTTAAAGACAATGATTTCGGATTGATAGTAGATAATGCAGTACCACCAATTAAATTAGTAAGAGAATACGTAAGATAAATATAAAAAGAAATAATTATGAATCATATACCAAAATTTAACGAATTTATAAATGAAGCCGATGAAGTGTCGGTTGATAAAATTTTAACATCTGCCGAAAAGAAAAAACTTAAAAACGCTTTTGAATCTGTTGTAACCGGAGTAGATAAATTAACATTTAAAAAAGATGGTACGATTGTAGGTAAACGTGGATATTTTTACAGACATGGTCAATCTCCTCAAAGTGTTGCCGATAGATTAAAAGGAGCTTTAAGTAGTCAAGGAATTGAAATAGAAATTGTTGATTCATACGATGATTTTAAACCTTGGCCTAAAGATAGCAACTTTGTAGTTGTATTTAAACTTATATAATGAGACACATACTAACATTTAACGAATTCTTAAATGAAGCTAAATCTATATCTGATTTATCTACTAGAGATGAACAACCTATGATTAAAGGAATTGCTGAAATTATTAATCGAGTAAAAGATCCTGCAAATAAAAGAGAAATGGTAGATGCATCAATTGAAGATTTTAAAAGAGAAGGAATTAATTTTGACTATGAAGAATTTAAAGCTATTTGCAATATAAAATAACCACATATAAGCCATATAATGATGTGCGAGAAACTTTTTAGGTTTTTTGCACATTTTTTGCTTAGATGAAACTTGGCCACTCTCGAGGTCATATAACGATTACTTGGATTCGAGGAAAATGATATATCTAGTTCCGAGGAAAGCCCAGCCGAGCCAAGGACCCAACCGAGGTTTGTATAAAGGATATATAATACAATACTACAAGATTATATGGAAGAAAACAACCAAGACCCTATTAGAAAATCAATAGAAGATTTATTAAGAGAAGATAGCACTCAAGGGCTACCGGCTCCATCTGTAGGGCTTCCTGCATTTTTACCTTCAGAACCTATGGACTATGATGAATTGAAAACTTCTTCAATGACCAAATCGAAAAAGGTAATGGGTTCACTACTTAAATTTTATCTTTCACAAGAATTGATAGATAAAAACGAATACATCAGAGCAAAAGCTAATTTAGAAATAACTACTCTATCTTCATTAATACAACAAATGGAAATGTCGGAAAGAGCAATTACCATTTTGATGAGAAGTATCGATACCGGAGAAACCTCACCTCGTATGTTTGAAGTTTTAGGAGGCTTACAAAAGACTCTTTTAGACATTATGAAGCATCAAACTCTTCATATGATGGCTGCTGAGGAAAATATGAAAAAAATGAGAAGAGACATCGATATCTATCAAAATACGATCAATACTACCACTGCAAAAATAGAACAACAAGGAAGTCAAACATCTAGAGGTACTCGAAATTTAATGAGAGAAATTCAAGCTGAATTAGGAAACGAAGAGCCTGAAGAAGATCCTTACGATTTTGATTCTGAAGCACAAAACGAAATATGAAAAACTTAGATATTGCTAGCACTTTTCTTAAATTTGGAGATTTTCAAAGAAAAGGCCATATGGAAAAAGAGCTAGATTCTCGACAAATAACTAGAATTAATGACGAAAATTCAGCTTATAAATCCTCTTCGATTTACTTAACTTTTGATTTATGTCCTTCTCATAGTTTAGACATGAAAGTAATTAAGTGGTTAGAAGATAATAAAGCAGGTGCAACATTTTTTGTTAATGTTGATTGGCTTAATGTAAATAAAGATGAAGATCTTTCGTTCTTAACTAATCCTCAATTTACAATAGGTGGACATGGTTTTAAACATGTCGATACACTAAAGCAATCCAATTTTCAACAGGCATTAGATATTCATGCATGTTATGACGATTTAAGTAAAAGATTTAAAGAACCTATTAAATGGTATCGAGTTCCTTTTGGACATCCAACTGAAACTACATTTAAAGAACTTTCTAAATTAGGCTTAAAATGTGCCTCTTGGTCAGGACCAGTTCTTGATAGAGAAGTTAAAGAAATATCACAAAAAAATGAGAAAGAATACCGAACTTTCTTCGATCTTAGTTTAAGATCCGGAGATTTGCTGATTTTACATGCAAACGGCACCGGTATTGATACCCTTGAAATACTTGAAGAATTAAATAAAATTGCTCAAGAACGAGGATATACTTTCGATAAACTCCCAAATGTTTAAAGTAAAAGAATACAAAGAAGATAAACAAAAAGATGACGGTAGAGTAATTTGGACAACTGAAAAGGTCTATAAATTACTTGATGCCATGGAAGAAGGTTATCAAGCTTCGGATCATCCATTTTATGAAGGAGATCCAAATTATAAAAAAGGCAATATAGTTTACGAATACACCGATATGGAGTATGAGGAAATTAAATTATGTGCTAGGGACATCATTCACTTTGCAAATACTTATTGTCAAGTAATGACAGATGAAGGTTATATGAAAATACAACTTCGTCCATATCAAGAAACAGTACTTAAATCCTATCAAGACAATCGATGGAGCATATTTGTTGCACCACGTCAGATAGGTAAAACAATTACTTCGTCTATATTTTTGACTTGGTATCTGCTATTTCACTTTGATAAAAACGTACTTCTTATGTCAAATAAAGGTGCTACAACAAAGGAAATTATGGATAAAATTAAGGCGATTATGGAAGGACTTCCATTTTTCCTTAAACCAGGTGTACTTAAAAAGGACGTAATGACAATGATGTTCGATAATCGATGTCGAATCATTGGTCAAAATACTACAAAAACCGGTGGTATTGGTTTTACTATCCACCTTCTATTTTTAGATGAGTTTGCTCATATTCCTGAAGGAATTAAACGACCATTTTATGAGAACGTTTATCCTACGCTGTCCTCATCGAAAATTTCAAGAATGATTATTACATCAACTCCTAACGGATTTGATTTGTTTCAAGAACTATATCAAGGAGCTATTGATGGAGCTAACGAATATACTCCATTAAGAGTAGATTGGTGGGATGTTCCTGGAAGAGATGAAGCATGGAGAGCTAGAGAAATTGGTAACTTAGGTTCTGAAGAAGCATTTAATCAACAATATGGTTGCCAATTCTTATCATCATCTTCATTATTACTTACATCTGAACAGATAAATAAGTTAGTAAAAGAAGAGAAAGAATTTGAATTTCGAGAAATAGATACGTTAGATGATTTATGTATTGATTATTCTCAGTTAAAATGGGATCCAGACTTTGACGTTGATGAAATAGAAGATAAATCAAATTTCTTTATTTGTACAATCGATTTAGCAGAAGGAATTGGTAGAGATTATACTATTTTGAATATTTTTAAGGTAGTTCCTTTACGAGAATTCGATATGGATGCATTAATTGCACCAGGTCACGTTTCTGATTTCTTTGGTCTAGAACAAATAGGAATATTTAGATCGAATATTCATAATTTAGGAGAATTTGCAAAAATACTCTATTGCCTGTCAGTTAAATATTTCTTTCAAGACAATTTACGACTAATTATTGAATATAATACATACGGATCTACTCTAATTAAACACTTAACTACATTATATCCTTCAAGTAATGATTTCGATGAAGAAACTTTAGTGAAATATGCTCACCGTTTAGGTAATAAAACAAAAGAATTTGGTGTAAGGATAAATAGAGAGAATAAGATGCTATACTGTGAAAAGTTAAAGCAATGTGTACAAAAAGGTCAATTAATTATTAAAGATCCTCGAACTATCTTAGAGGCTAAGATGTTTTCTAGAAATCCTAATGGCACATATTCAGCTCAAACCGGAAATGATGATTGTGTAATGACTTGTGTTACCGCTTCTTCATTTTTTGAAACCTTAGATTACAACGAAATCATCGAAGAATATTTTGATAATATCGACGAAGACTTACAAGATAAAATAGATTCTATCTTAGAAAATTCTGATCCTGGAGAAGAAGAAGATTTTTATAGTTCTATGTTTTAAACCAAATTTCATCTATCTGATGATATATAATAAAAAAATAATAGCAATATGGCACTATCACCATCATTACAACAATTCAAATCTTCGGGTGTTTACCGACTTGAATTCGACAAGAGCCAAATCACTAACATCCCTTCTGAGACTATTCGTCTTATAATCGGATTCTCTAAAAAAGGGCCTTTTAATACACCAGTATTTGTACAGGATTCAGTATTTTTTAAATCTGTATTCGGTGAAATCGACGCAGTATTAGAAAGAAAAGGTTCATATTTCCACCGAACAGTTTTAACTTGTTTGGATAGAGGACCAGTGATCGTTCTTAACTTACTTAAATTAAATGACACATTAGATACATCTAATTTCCAATCTGTCTCAACTTGTGCTACTAATAATAACGCATTAGTAGATTCTGCTCCAGTTTCTTCTTTCTTTAATAAAGATAAATTCTGGTTCACTGATCCTGCTGCATTAGTTCAATCAGCTGCAACTGATCTACCAACCAACAATGCTTCACCAGCAACTCAACGTTTACTTAATTATGCAAACGTTGGTAGAAGACCTGTTTCTGTGGTTACTAGAAAATCTGATACTCTTGGATTTGATGTAATTGCTAAAGATTGGTTTGGTGTTGGTCAAGTACCATTCTGGATGAATGAAAATGATTATATCTCAGATTATCTTATAGATGTAATTATTGTAGAAGGAGATTTCTCTAATTACACAACATTAGCAATCGATCCTATTTTCGGTCCTTATTTTACTAATACTGGACTTAGAAAAGTATTCACTGACCAATATGGTTTTGTGAGAGATGGTCTAACCGAATTCCTTGCATTACCTCAAGTTAATGTACTTGGTGTTTATACTGGTGCTATGATTCCTGATTTCCAAGACAAAAACGGTAATAACATTTATATTCAAGATTTAGTTAACCTTGAAACTTCTAGAACTGGAGTTTTAATGGCACTTAATCCAGCAGCTTATGACGATCAACCTTATAATTTAGGTGGAGTTTCAAGATTGATTTCTGGAGATTTAATTGATACTGTAGGTCACACCTTAGAATCAGAACAACCTGGCGCTCTTAATTTCCTATCATATTTTGGTGGAATTCAAGAAGATTTATCTTACGCAAAAGTTTCTGGTGCTACTGCAGTAGTATTTACCTTAACAGTAGGTGCTACTAATGGAGTTGTTGCTAATGCACTTTATTCTGCATCTTCTGCAATCCAAGGTGCTACTGGTTATACATCAACTGGTGCTACTGGTTTTTATGACACGATAACTATTTACGGTCCTTCAGCTGCTGCTACAGGTTCATTAGTTACTGGTTTTGCTACTCGTGCATTATTTACTGAATTTATTGATTCACTTGCAGTTAATAAAACATTCGTTCAAGGTTCATCTAACGTAACTACCGGTCCAACAAGTTCGGCTAATTATATTTCTATTAACTCTAAAATATACGATGATACTAACGACATCTTAACTCTTAAAGTTAAATTAGTTGTAGGTGATGGTGTAACCGGTCCTACTAGTACTTCTAATGGATTCTTATTCGTTGGTGGAACTGGAACTACCGCTGGTGGTGGAACTGCTAGTCTTAAAATAATCCGTTCAAATAAATGGGAATTTGCTGATACTAGTGCATCTCCTAAAATTGTTTATGCCGGTCAAGATTCTGATGTTTATCAGACTAATCTTTCAGGTATCATTACCGATGGAGATAGAATTAATATCTCAGCTACTGGTTCTACTGCAGTATATTCATATGTTCAATTCGATAGATTTAGTACTAATGATTTCACTGGAGCTACATTTACATCTGCATTTGCTTCAACAACTCCAACATTAAGTGACAAAGTTAATTATGTTACTGTTTCAGCTTTTGAAAATGTAGATTTAGTAACAGGTGCTACTTCGATTGGTGCTACTGCAACTTTTGATTTTAAAACATATACTGGAGACATTAACGAATCTTTATTGATTGATGTTGCTAGAACTGGAACTGCTAATCCAACTAACGTTATTTGGTTGAATGATACTGTAACTGGTCCATTAGGAGCTTCAGGATTTACTGGTCAAATTGCTAAAGGACAATACTTAGTACAAAACTTTGGTGGTACAGGAACTCCTTCTAAATTAGATTTAGTACCTACTCCAAATGATGGTAAACTTCATACTGGAAAATCTCGTTTAACTAGAATTATCTCAGTAGTTAAAATCTCTGATCCACTTTCTGCTAACTATGGTTATATTAAAGTAACAACTAATGATCCGATATACATTTCTCCTACTAATGAAGTAGAAAGATATAAAGATATTAGAAACTTCGTTCAATATTATAGATTCTCGGCTCTTAATGGTTATACTTTAAGAGATGCTCAAGTACCTAACGGTTCAGGAGACAGACAAAACGCTATCTTAGATGTAATGACCGATACAAACATTGCTCAAGGATTAGTTGATAGAGAAACTATTACGTTCCGTTATATCGTCGATTCATTCGAAGGATTAATTGAACCAGCTTCAAAAATTAGATTAACTAAGTTAGCTAAGAATCGTCAATCAGCTTTAGCTATCTTAAATATGCCATCGGTTAAGCAACTTAAAGAAAGTACTAATCCATTATTTAAAATGGATTCAACTACTTCATTTGACACTCAATATGTATCTACTGGAGGTAATTTAGCATCTAACCCATCTAATGTATTTACCTTACCAGGTATTGCTGATGGTGCTAATTATGGAGCATTCTATGGTCCTAACTTAGTAATAAGAGAAAATGGAAGTAATACATCAGTTCCATGTGCTGCACATGTTTCTAACTTGTACATTGACAAATATAACTTAGCTCTTCCATATTCAATAGTTGCTGGTCCTCGTAGAGGTGTTGTAACTGGAGCCGGATTAGTTGGAGTTGAATACGCATTCGATAGAGTTGATTTAGATTGGATCGAACCATTCGGATATAACGCAATAGTTAACAAGAGAGGTTTTGGATTAACTATTAATGCTAACCAAACTGCTCAACAAACAGTTAAATCTGCACTTTCTCAAATTCACGTAAGAGAATTATTGATATACATTCAAGATGGTATCGAAGCTATTCTTAAAAATTACCGTTGGGAATTTAACACAGCTCAAAATAGATTAGAAATTAAAACTCTTGCAGATAATTTCTTATCTCAAATCCTTTCTGATGGAGGTCTTTACGATTTCAACAACATCATGGATTCGACTAATAATACTAACGAGATTATTGATAACAACATCGGTATTCTTGATACTTACATCGAACCAGTAAGAGGAATGGGTGTATTAGTTCATAGAACTACAATTCTTAGAACTGGTACTATCGCAACAGGTAACTACATTTAATATAAATTAAGCCGATCTAATCGGTCGGCTTATTTTTTATCATCACGTAGATAAATAACTAAATCTCAATTAAAAAATTGAAAATAAAAAAGAATATTAGAACATGCCAGGTTTACCACATTTTTTAAACGCAAAAGCTTCTACCAAATATTACGAACCATTTTACCAAAACTTATTTGAAGTAACAATACTTCCTCCAAATACTGTTGCTGGTGGGTCTATCCTACTTGAACACGTAAATAAGATTTCTGGTCTTACTCAAGATAGAGGTTCAGAAGTTATCGAACAAAAATATAAATTCGCAAAACGTTCTTATGCTAAAGGAGATCCAACTGATACTATCAATGATATTGAGGTTGAATTTTCTCTTAACTTAAATGACGCTAACGAACTTTATGTATACAAAACTCTTCGTAATTGGCAGAGACTTATTTATAACCCTTTAACCGGTGAACAAGGTCTTAAGAAAGATTACGTAGGAACTATTATCGTTACCAACTATAACCGTAAAGGAGATATATTCTGGCAACGTACTTTCCATGATTGTTTCCCTACAGGAGATATGCCAGATTATGGTGGAGATTATGGTTCAGGAGATGCACAAGTGCTTGCCGTTAAATGGAGAAGCGACTGGTGGGAAGAAAACATCGTTTAATCTTACTAAAAGTAATTACAAAGGACTCACTGAGTCCTTTTTTTATGTCGACGTGAAGCATTTATAAATAAAATGTGTGTAATACCACACACGAAAAAACAAATTTAATATCATGACAAAAGAACAAATTTTTGGAGTACTAAGACACACTATGACTGCAGTTGGTGGAATCCTAATCGCTAAAGGCTTTATTGCTGATGGAGCTTGGGCTGAACTTTCTGGTGCAGCTTTAACATTAGTAGGTGTTGTATGGTCAATTGTAGATAAACAGAAACCAGCAACAAAATAATAAAACTTATACATTTAAAAAGGTCCGAATTAATTCGGACCTTTTGTGTTGAATAAATATTCTAAATATCGATTCTCATGAGAAAATTTTTAATTTTAATGATTTTGATTTTATCGTGTACTAAAAATGATGAATCGATTATACCACAAGTATATAGTTATCAATATTCTGAAAGGGAAATAGAATTATTTGATGTAATAAATGCCTATCGAAATAACATAGGTCTTAATGAGCTTCAACCTAATCAACATATATCGTATGTATGTTATGAGCACAATATCTATATGATAGAAAATAATGTTGTAAATCATGACTATTTTCAACAACGAGTAAATAATTTACAAAATACTTTAGGTGCAGTAAGAGTCGGTGAAAATATAGCTTATAATTATCAAAATCCTTCATCGACATTAAATGCATGGTTAAATAGTCCTGGACATAAAAGAAATATTGAAGGCGATTACACTGACTTTGGATTATCTATAACTCGAAGCTCCAATCAAAGAAATTACATAACTCTTATTCTAATAAGTAGATAACCTTTTTATCTCTATTGCATATAATAAT